AGTACTCGTAGCGGCCATAGATGTTGGTTGGGTAGTAGTAGTAGTAGTTGTAGTAGGGGTACTTACGGAGGTTTTAGCAGTACTCGTAGTCTGTGCCGCTGGTGGAGTACCTACCGCAGGGTGTTCTATTGCGCCGTACTGGTCGTAAGAAGTGTAGGCAGGGGTGTAGGTAGGCGCAGTTACTTGATTCGTACCCCCCATCTTCCGCTGTTGTGTAGGCTCTCCGTACAGCATCGCATCTTGTTGCTGCGTATTATCACCAGCAGGAGCACCGCCTTCGCCAGCACCGTAGCCTGCTGCGCCAGCAGCCATGAACTTATCCCTGTAGGCGTTGAGTGCCTTACTTTCTTGCACACCGGCCCCTCCGCGCTCTTGAGTCGCAGCTTGTGCGCCTGCAATGGCAAGTGCATCTCCGGCCTTGCTACTACCGCTTTGACGCGCAGCACGACGGGCTTCACGATAGAGACGAGTGGATTCACGTTCCATCGTGTACGGGTGGGCATTAGCGTCAAGGGTGGCCATAAATTAAAGAAGTCAAGACAAGCTCGAACGAATCCTGTACCCTGTATCCTGAAATTGCAAGCACGAAATTCTTGATCTACCGCACAAGTTCAGATGCGCGATAGCGGATACAGGAGGCAAGGGTTCAGGTCCCATTGTGGGGTAACATGAGTAGGTTACTAAGGTATGTTATAAGATACCTTATAAATACTCTTCCCTTTAGGTAATTCATAATAACTCAGTAATTCAGTTCTCTCTTATTATTGAATTATTATGAATTACCGCACTTCCAGAAACTCTTCAGATTTTCTCCCCACCAGTAAAACCCCATACGATGAACTCAATCGTAAATTGCATGGGTCATTCTTGACCTCGCAACTACGTCCAAATCCTTCATCGTTCTGGTCTGTCGGAAGAACGCCACGCCATTGCTTGCGTCTTTTGGAGGGTCAACTGCGACCAGCCCGTGTCGGGCGCGAGCGAGGTCTAGCGCAATGAACGCTGCGTCCGCCATATCCGGCGACTGACCTGCCCGTTGCTTCAGCTCCACCTTCGACTCGACCTTGACCCGTAGCGTGCCAGACTTGACCATATCGTAGCGTCTGCTGCACATCTCCTTTGCGAGATCGGTGGACAGCCCGTGCATCTGGTTCGTGCGGAGGAACTCCTTACCGACGAACCAAAGCTCACTCACTCTATTCATATACAGCTCTTCTCCTGTAAGTCGGCTGTTCATACTGACCCGCTTGTCCGAAGCCTTTCCACCAAACTGGACCCGCAGGAACTGGTCTGACCACTCGCCTGCTAGAACGTCACAGAAAGGCGAGCCTGCGCCCGTCGAGTCAACCGCTACGTCTTCTGGCTTTATCCCTAACGCTTTGCACTTGTCCCGAATCTGGTGGACGATCTGGTACGTCCTCGGAATCGCTTTGTTGGTTGCGTCGTCGTTGAGGTGGATGCAATCCTCGAACTGAATCCCATACTGGCCGACGGTATCGTAGCCAACCCTCGCCGTGTACATGATCGTTCTGTCGCCGCCGTTGGTGAAAGCTGGATCTATTCCTGCAATCAGAGTCGTCTGGCCTTTGAACTCGACCGTCTTCATCGCGCCCGCTTTCAGGATCTCTGACTCGCCGTAGATACCTTCAGTCTCATCGCTGTCAAAGAAAACTGCCCGAACCATCCGCATATACGCACGGCTCTTCTCGCCCAATAGCAGCTTATCCTCTTCGACCTTTTCAATGGTAGGCAAGAACGGGTAGACCGTCTCGCCTGCGAGAATGTTAGGACTACGCTCACCGTCGAGTCGGATGTACTTGCCACCCCACTTCGTCGTCCACTCATCATCGACTTCCGGTGTGATAGACTCCCATCCGTCTTTTGGTGTAGACCAATCGCCGAATGCATCGAAGCGACTGGCAGGGTTGGACAGACCTTTGAACTCGAACCTCGGGTTCTTACTCAAGTTAGCTAGAGCTGCCTGACGGATCGCAAGACTGAGTTCACCCAACTCGTCACCGATCAAGATAACGTGCTTCTGCTTCAGACCGATGAACTTTCCGATTGCTTCACGAGTACGACTCTTTTCCGCAGCGATCAGTGACAAGCCAGCCCTGTCAAAAGTCTGGCCGTTCTCGTCAATGTAGTTGGCCGATCCAATCGAGTCACGAATGTTAATAGGTGCGCCGTCGATGACTGAAAGCAATGAGATCACCGAACCCCAGATCCGCTTACGGGCTTCTCGCAATGTCGTTGAGGTCATCAGGACGAGTGTATCCCTCGGTTTTGCAAGCCAACTGATAATCCCGTACCCTGCGAGTGTATGGCTTTTACCGCTAGAGGCAGCCCCACCTACAGCAAGGTACTTGTTGTTGATACACTCTCGAATGACCTGCTCCGCCCACGGATGCTTCAGGAACATATGTTCAGGCAGGTCGTCGCGGTTCCACAGTAGGTCAGCAATTCGCCAGAAATAAAACTCACGAGCCTTATTGGAGTGGTGGTTGGCAAAACCCCACAGTAGGGCGGTAAGAGTATTGGTAATTGGGATCAGACAACCACCTACGTCCATCATGTTGCTCGCTGTATCAATCCTCGGTTCTAGTACCGATAGTGTGATCTTATCTGGATTTTGTTTCTTAGGGCGTCCCATAGATTTCCCGACGCTACATTGATAAAAAAGGTTTGACAAGTAATTGTTTAGATCCTTATCTCGTTCGAGTATGTCTGACGAACTGGAAGAACCTAAGAAGAAAAAGAGAGCTACATCGAAACGCTTTCTCTCTAAACGTGCGCCCCTCAAAGAAGGCAACCTATCCGCTGAAGAACGAAGGGCGAAACGACAAGCTAAAGCCGAACGAATGCAGCGTGCCGTTGACCTATACCAAAGCGGTGTAATCAAGATCCGTATTGCCGAACAGTTGGGCGTTACAGATGACACGATTTCCCGTTGGTTGAAAGATGTACCTAAACCTTCCACGCCAGTATCAAACGATCCTTTCGAGCAGAACCTTGAGCGGTCTGTCGAAGCCGCTGTGTCCGACTCCCGACTCGCTGCACGCGATGAGGAGCAACAGGCACTACTTGAGGTAGCAGAAAACCAGTCCAGTCCTGCCGACAAGTATCAGGCTTACGTTGCTGCTTCAGCGATTAAGATGCTACGAGACAATCTGATGAATGTCCGAGGACCGAGAACAGTCCGTGAGCTATCCGAACTGGATCAACTCATCCGGCGCAACTTAGGTCTGAATCCAAAAGGGGGTTCCGGTAATGCAGGCACTCTCACGATTGACCTCTCTATCCTGAACAATGCCAAAGCAGCTAATGGCGGAGCGAATGTGATCGTAGAGGCGGAGGAAGTCGAATGATCGTCGTCGGAATTGACAACGGCCTAAGCGGTGGACTCTGTGCAGTCAATGCTGAAACCGATAAGATCGTATCGTACATGGCAATGCCAACGTACAAAGAAGGAGACAAGACTGAGATAGACGTGAACAAGGTAATCAAGTTCATCGAGAGGTTCAGCATGGATAAGATCCTCGTTGCGATTGAGGAGCCTCTCAAGCACGCGAAGTCCTCGCAAGCAGTACGCTCGATGGCAATTTCCTTCGGCAAGTGTGTCGGTGCTTGTGACGCCCTTTATATTTTGACACGTAGGATACAGGTTAAGGACTGGCAGGATGCAATCTTGGGCAAAGGGATAGCGAAGGGTAACACGAAAGTCACAGCACTCAAACGAGCCAATGACCTCTGGCCCGAACAGAGCTGGCTTGCTACGCCGAAGAGCAAAGTTGCCCATGACGGAATAGTTGACGCAGCCTTAATCGCTTACTACACTATCTCTATTAACACACCATGAACCGCAAGTACATCACCGATGCCATTGCCGCCATCCTCGAAGACATCTTCGGTTTCAAGATGAACGTGCCTTTTGGAGAAGAACTCGAATCTTTTTTCGAGCCAGAGCAGTTTGTTGCTTTTGAGAAGTTCCTCCAGCAGGAGTTCGATCTGCCTGACTCTACGCTACTTGAGTCCGCCGTGACCTTTCGAGAACTGGTCGTCCTCATCGAGGACGAACTTTTTTCTTAGGCCGATAAAAAAAAATTATTGACGTACTTCGATTTTAAGGATAGTTGGTCTTCCGTCACACGACGACCATCACAATGAGTGGACCACACGATGCAGGTAAAGGAAGCAACCGCCGCGAATACAATGCGGGAGCTTGGAACAACAGCCCACTATGGGACAAGATTGGACCGACTAGAAAGAATGAGCACACTAATACAAGACACACTGAAGAAGGAATACTGGCGGCTCCTCAAGAAGGAGAACTATCCAAAAACACCAAACATAACGGAACAGCTCAATGAACTCGAACGAGAAATTGGAAAGTTCGCTGGACCCAAAAGGGGTAGCCGGAAGCAAGAAAGCCCCACTGCATCTAATCCCGCCGACAGCGATGGAGAGTGCTGCGTGGGCGCATAAGTTGGGTGCAGACAAGTACGGGCCATACAACTGGCGCAAGACAAAAGTCTGCACTACGACCTACATTGCAGCGATGATGCGCCATCTCAACGCATGGCGCGACGGTGAAGATCTGGACCCTGAATCCGGTATCACGCATCTGGCTCACGTCGTCGCTAGCTGTAACATCCTCATGGATGCCGCTGCTTGCAACACGTTAGAGGATGACCGATACAGGATGCCGATACAGGATGACCCTTACGAAGACGAAATGATCCTCAAAGGATCATGGACTCATTGTGGCAAGTGTCATACACGAACCGAACATCACTATGTGTTAGGGTGGATCTGCCCCAACTGTGACCTATGAGAAGTAAATCAAATAAGGCCAAACAGCGTAAGATTAACTACTCTAAGATACGCGAGAATGCTATCGACCGTGTAGCTGCGGCAGGCTCGATTGAGATGGCAGCAGTACTGCAAAAGCATTTACAGCAACGCCTACTTGAACAGCAGGCATACTCCTACGACGACAAATAAACTCCTACCTATACAGCAATAATGAATACAGAAATGGATGACATCTACCAACTCGCCCTCAGCAATATGGCAACTGGCCTACAGGATCTCGAAGATCGTGTAGCTTATCTTGAAGCACGTCATGAAGCACCGCCGCATCAGACAGCATTCGATCTCGAAAAATACAGGACATTACTAGAAAGATGCATTGCATCCCGTAAGCGGGAGACTAAAGAAACTGAATCAGCAATGTGTTATGAACGCGGCCACGTTAAGATCGAAGCCTACAAACACGCACTCAAACTAATCGAACTCGCATGAAAAAAGAATACTGGATTATTGACACTGACCCAATTGAGCAAGTGACAAATACTTGTCACGCAACTGGCCCATATCCAACTCGCAAAGCAGCAGAGACAGCAGCGTTGAAGGACAACCGCGATGTCTGGAATGACTCCTGCACTTGCCTGAAGACCGAACACGAAACCGACTGGTGCGCTCCGTTGCTCATCGTAGAAGTCATACGCAAAGTCATCCCAAAAATAACGGCCAAAATCGAACTCGTTGACGCATGAACAAAGACAACGCAAAAGACTTCCTTCCGATTGTGCAAGCACTCGCGGATGGAAAGCAGATCCAACGAAGAATGCCGCACTGTTTCATCCAGAAGGACGAGAAAGAAGGGCTGCCTGTACTAATAGAGCGGCCAGAAGAATGGGTCGATGATGCTGAAGGAGAGTTCTCATTCTATTCTGAGCCTGATTACTACCGCGTGAAGCCTGAACCACGCACGTTTAATCTGATGATTCACAAATATACTGGACTTATTGAAAACGACGACTTTATTTCTTACGATGAAAACATTTGGGAACGCATCACGGTGCAGGAGGTAATCAAATGATCGACTGGTCATCTGCGCCTGAATGGGCTACGGGTGCTGCAATGGATGGTGAGAGCGGCGACTGGTACTGGTACGAGTTAAAGCCTAAACCAGTGGATAGATACTGGAGTAGCGATCAACGTCATGAAAAGATGTTGTTGCAACCAGAAGAAGCAAACAAATGGAAAGAATCATGGATCGCAAAGCCAATCTTATTAACAAACAACAATATGTTTACCGAAACAAAAACTACAACGACCGAAAAGAAATCACCGTTTACCTTTGAAGAAGGGGGGCCAGTGCATCCAGTAACCTATGGCAACATTCACGATGGGATGTCACTGCGCGACTACTTCGCTGGACAGGCGATGATCTCAATGTACGGCCACTCTATAAACATCGCTGAGGAAGCGTATAAAGTCGCAGACGCAATGCTCGAAGCCCGAACCCTGAAACTCCAATGACTGATACACCACACAAGAACCCTGAATCCTGTACGGGATTCCGGACACCGGAAACGGATGTAGAAGCCAGCAATGGATCTCTCTGTGACCAATGCGATGAATATGGTAACTGACTACTACTACTTATGAGCAGCGAATACCATTTGAATGATCTGCAAGATTTGCAGAAATCGGCAAACGAAGCAGTCGAACAAG